TATTACAGAATTATCTTTATATTTAAAAAGTTTATCTATGTAACCTCTTACTGCATATCTAATTCCTTTTTCTGGTTTGTGTATTTCGAGGTCGAAAAATCTTTCAGATTCCGCATCTGTAGGTTCTTCTTCTTCGTCTCCAAAGAAATCACACCTTAAACCAGCAACAATCATTTCATCAATCAAGTCTAAGTTTTCTTGGTCTGAAACATTTAATTCTTGAGCTTCTTGTTTGACTTGAGCGGCAACCACTTCTGTATTCCATATCGTTCCTTCTTTTATGATTTTATCGAATTCCGATCTATGATGGTCTCCGAGTAATTCGAAAATATTATGGCAAATAGTTCCTCTACTTGATCCGTCATTACCTGCTTGAGGTAATTTTAATTTATAATTGCACCAATAAGTCCAAGAACATTGTTGTGCAGTTTTAATTCTACTCGCTGAAAGTTTTGTTAGTTCACTCATTGGATATTATTTTTCTGTTTTTTAATATACTTTTTGGTATGACCTTTTCCAGCTTTTGTATTTCTTTGATTATAAATGTTTGTTGTGTTTTTGTGTCTGTAGATGATAACTTGTTTTCCCAAGAATTAAATTTATCAGCACACATTTCTCCAAAATCTTTTGCTGTTGGTAAGCATATTAAAATTTTATCAGGCTCTACATAATTTAGTAGTTTTAGGTAATTTTTTATTGAAGCTTCAAGCCCTCTATTTCTTGATGAACCAGCGTCGTTATTTAGTGATAATATAATTTTTGATGGGTTTAAGGATATTAATGAACATATGAGTTTATTTGGCAGGTCTAAGCCGAAAGTAACAAGAACATTGTAATAACCATTTTCGTTAAGTTTTAGTAAATCCCCTATACTTTCTACAAGTATAACGGAATCTTTTTCTTGAATTGCTAATCTTGTTTCTTTGTTGGCGTATAAAGGATATATCCAAGATTTTTTCTTTCCAACGTGTTTCCACTTTGGTCTTCCTTCTGAGTTGGTCATGTCTCTTCCTGAGAAACCGTGAATTTGGTTGAATTCATTATATATTGGAAAGATGAATCTTTTATTTAATTTTCCATTTGTTGCGAACCCTCCTTTTAATTTCTTTAAGGTTTCGTCGCTAATACCTCTATCATTATAAAATTTATAATGCGGTAGTAGTTTATTTAAGCAGTCTTCTGGATATATTTCTTCCATTTCTATTTTTTCGATTGATTCTATTTTATTGTAATTTGCTCCTAAATCTTCTTCTTCTAGATATTTTTTTAATTCATTTTTATCGTTAGTTCCTAGTGTTATCTCTACTAATCTTTTTAATGGAGAAAAGCATGATCCTTGAACATGGTCTTTCCAGACGCCCGTGTTTTTGTATATCTGGATTGCTGTATTATTGTCTCCATTTCTAAAAATAGCATTTGTCTGCCAATACGGACCTCGATCGTTAAGTTTATAACCTAAGTTAATTAAACACTCTTTTATTTTATCTGAAGATAATGATTGCATTATATATTTGGTAAGTCTTCCATGAATTGTTCTGCTGCCCCAACGCCTTCGGAATTTAGGTGGCCAACCAAATCTTCAAGATCTCCTCTCTCTTCAATTGAGAAGTTTTCCATGTGAAGGTTAATGTAATTTTTTCTTTTGCTTCCGTCCGGCATTTCTATAGGTTGAAGTGCTCTATGGACATCTTTACCTAGCCATCTATATTTTAAACATATAAATTTATGAGTCCCAAAACCTTCTGGCTCGTTTTGTATTTCGTCCATAGTTTTTTGACGCAGAAGAAATAGGTGCGAGCAAAACTGGGTTATTTGGTCAGAAAGAGAAACGATGCTTTCATCATCAACTACATTGTCTGAATTTCTATTGTTTGTGATTCCAAGCCTATTACTCTGAACACTAGTCAGCATGGCAACTGTTGGTGATCCGTTAAAACATAACTCTTTTTGAATTAACTGTTTGAATTTATCGACCATTCTTCCTACTGTTTCCCAAGAGCTTGCTCCGTTTTGTCTTTCATAAGTAGTTTTTATGTAGTCAAAACTAAAAATCATCCTGTTCCCTCTTCCTACCTCTGAATAATAAAATCTTCTAATTATGTTTAGCATGCTATCTATAGAGTGCCCTGCGACATTATAATAAAAGAATTGAAAGTTTTTTATTTTCTTCCATGTCTGCCTAACTTTATTTACGATTTCTTCTCCCGCTTGCCTCCATCTTCCAGTTTCTAGTAAATGCATAGGTACTCCTGACAGAGCCGAGCACTGTCGGACAATAAGTTCTTCTTTACTCATCTCTCCATTATCAAAATGCAATATTGGAGTATTATTATTTATTGCAGAAACTTTTGTACAAAAATCCATACAAAATTGAGTTTTTCCAACTCCTGCTCTTGCTACTACTACAGTTATGTTTCCTGGCCTGAGTAAAGAACCATAAAGTTCATTAACTCTTTGGTGAGGGCCCATTAACCCAAATTCATCTATTGGATTGTTTCCTCTCTCTTCAATAAATTGCTCCATTTCATCAAATAGATTCTCTGGGTTATTTGAACCTATTTCATATAAATTTATTTTTTCATTATATATTTTATCTGCCTCAGAAACGATTTGGTCGTAAGTTGATGCAGAAGAGATTGATTTCATATTTTTTGCTACATCTATTGATGCATCATGAATCTCTCTTCGAACTGTGATTTTTTTAAGTTCTTTTGCTGTCTTTAATACCCCATCTTTAGAGATTTGCCTCATAGACAAAGCTTTGATATAGTCTGCTATATTTATATTATCTTCGAAAGATATACCTAAAGACTGCACTCTTTGAGATAAAAGAACTTCGTCAAGAATTTCTGAAGCTTCTAAGGATTGCCTCAATACGCAGAATATAGTTTTATTTACTATGCTGTTTTTATCAAAAAAGTCTTTATCTGTTATAAAGGACGCGACAAGCGGGTAAGATTCTGGGTATTTTATTAGCCCCGCCAGTAAATGTTGTTCTAGTTCGTATGAATATACCATAAGACAATGGTATCATACAAATCGAGATAAGTCAAGGAGTTTCTTCGTCTCCGCCTTCTCCTGGGAAATTTAATTCGATTCCTTGTGCGGAAACTTGCTCTAAGTATTGCTCTAAAGCTTTTCTTAAACCCATCTCAACGACTGGAGAATTTGTTTTTGTAACTATAGACGGAGTTCCGTGTTGATTAACATACGTCAATATGAAACCGCTATCTCCATCTGTAAAGCCAGAAAACTCAAAAAGTTGAGTTAGAATATTTTCGGGCAAATTAAATTCATTTAAATTTTCTGGATCAATGTTTTCGTTACTCATGTATTATATATTACACATATTATAAGATTAATCCATGATTCTCAAAGAAATCTTTATTTAAAGTGTCGCTTTGATATATTTCAATGAGTTGTATATTATTTAATTCACAAAATTTTAATTTATCTTGATCTCTTTTTAATTGATTCAGATAATTTATTTTATTATCTCCGTGAAAGAATGGAACGTATTTTGTGTGCTGCTGTCCTTGCACTTCTATTGCGACTTTCTTATTCGCGTTATAAAAATCTAAAGATAGTTTTGTGCCTGCAACGGGAAATTCTTCAAAAACTATATGCTTGAGCCAATACTTTTTTAAATATTGTTTAACATTGAATTGTATTTTGCTTCTACTTTTCCCATCCCAATCTATCAAGAAGTTTTTAGATTTTTTGACTGTTCTAATCGCTCCTGTTAAAGTTTTAAAGCGCATTTGTAAGCTTCTTAAAATCTTCGTATAGAAAATCTGAGAGCTCTTCGTTTTCTTCTAAGAAATCTATTATGCGCTGTTCTCCTTGAAATTTTTCATTTATTTCAAACTTTTTATCTTTTAGTTCTTTTATCAAGTCTTCAGATACAGATATCCATGCACCCTTTTTTTGTATAAGATTAAATAGGTATAGCATATCTAAAATTTCTCTAGCCCTCCAGACTGATTTTCCATCTTTTTGCCCATATTTTATTGGGTATCTTACTGTAGATCCTGTTTTTTCGTTAACGCTTTTTCTGAATTTGATTTTGCAATAATGACCTATTGGTTGACCTTTTTCATCAAGCTTGGTGGCTGTAGGGTTTTTGAATATAAGATCTCCTGTATACCTCTCTTCGAACTCAAGGATGAAATTGGCGTAATGCTTGATTGCGTTTCCACCTGCTTGTTTTACTTTT